GGCCTTGATGCCCAACCCGGCCTTGATGCCCGACCCGGCCTCGATGCCCGACCCGGCCTCGATGCCCCACCCGGCCTCGATGCCCAACCCGGCCTCGATGCCCAACCCGGCCTCGATGCCCCACCCGGCCTCGATGCCCCACCCGGCCTTGATGCCCGACCCGGCCTTGATGCCCGACCCGGCTTCGGCTGTAATACTTATCCCCGCGCTGAGCGCTCCGCGGAATTTCACCGTCCCGAGTCCAGCTTCAATCACGACCGAGCCGGCCAATTCCAAAGAATCGAAAGCAGCGTATTCGTTTTTGTCGTTCAGGTCCGCTTTTGTGATTGTGGTTGTGTCCATACCGACAAGCCTAACATAGCTTGCGCAAATGCGCAAGTCTCAAAACGGCGAAATGTGGACACGATAGTGATCGCCCTCGATCCGCTGCTCAGCCGGCACGATCCGGCAAAATGCCATTATCAGCGCTTCGGCTCGATCCGGTGATGGCACTCCGCGCTTCCGCATCTCCTCTTTCGATTCGATCTCGGTCAACCCGCGCGATGTCTCTCGATACTGAATCGTGGTCAATTGCGCCTCGCATTCCTCATCCGTCAATCCAGATACCAGCCCCTGCTTGAACCACTCACGCGCCGTGAAATACGCCTCCGCCTTGCAATTCGTGAACAGCATCGGCTCCATCGGTCGCGCACCGGCCTGGAAGCCGAGCACTGGAAACCCCTGGTCCGCCAAGTGCAACGCGAAATTATAGCCGATGCCAACAATATCTACCGCCACGATCCCGAGCCGATACCGGCGATGGTGTTGCAACTCACCGAGCACGCGCGAGACGGCACCGCGCGGGTCCGCATCATTCCAGGATTCCTGATGGATGATGATTCCGTTTACGCGTGCGCAAAGAGCCGTCTCATCGTCACCAGCGCCGGCCACATCGATCCCCACCTGGATCGTGCCGCCATGCGCGACATTGAGCTCTTCCGCTGTCGGCTCTCGCTTCGCGCGTTCGATCCAATCCAGCGCGAAAACGGAGTATGGAGACTGCGAAGGAAACTCTGCAAGGACGCGAGATCGATATTTCGGATGGTTCGGCCCCCAAACGTGATACCGTTCGCGGACCCACCGCCTGGTGATCAGCGAGCGAAACGCGCACACATCAATCTCCTCCTCCGGCATTGAGAGCAGCCGCTCGATGGTTAACGGTAGCCCGGTCGATTCATCCTGGAGGTTCGGCGTGTCAAAAGCCGAGATCGAAATACAATTGAAGATCGCCCGCGCTCGCGTAAACGAATCGTAAAAATGCCCGCTCGGTATTACTGGGTTCCCGAGCTCGAGGACGCGCACGCGCCCGCCGGCCCGGATACCTTCGATCGCATCCCAAATATCCGCCTCGATCCCCGGCGCCTCATCCGCGATAATCAGCACGTCTGAACCGTGGAAGCCCTGAACGTTGACGCCGCGGCTAGAGCTCGCCCCGAGTCCGTAGCGCCCCTCATCGATCCGCAGTCCCTGGACCGTTGGTTCCGGGAGGAACTGCGCGATCGCTTGACCGCGGCGAGCGAGCGCTACCTCCTCCCAAAGAAGTTTGACCTGGCGCAGCGTGGGCGCAGTGGTGAAGACCTTGCCGGTGGTGTGGCGCGCGAGCCACCAGAGCGGCATGCCGGCCGCCACGAATGTTTTGCCCGAAGCGTGGCACCCCTTGACCGCCGTCAGTTCGTTGGTCTCAACGCTCCGGATGATCTCCCGTTGCTTCTCCCAGAGCCTGCGTCCTAACCAGCGCGTTTGAAATGTGACGGGATCATGGACCGAGCGGCCGCGCTCGCCATTTCCGCCGATGGGATCCGCCCGCGCCAGCGATGCCGTCATTCCTTGCCCTGGACGATCTTATCGAAATCGGCCAAGGTCATGAGCGCGGTTCCGTCCTTGCCGGTGTGCTGGATCTCTTGTTTCTCTTTCCAGCCGGCCCTGCACTTCATCCAGAAGATTGCCGATGCTGGATTCTCCGAGCGTGTCGCCATTTGGAAAAGATGCCCCGCGACAGTTGCATTTGCCATTTCAGAAGCCGTGGCGAGCTCGTGTGAAAAATGCTTGCGCAAGGTGGTCTGGCTGATTCCTCTTTTACCTCCGATACAGCGGGCAATGATGGAGTGCTGGACTCCACAAGAGGCCATGATGTTGACCAGGTTGCGGTCCTCTGGCGTGGGTTTGTAGCTCGGTCTTCCGCCTGCGTGTGGCATGCTCCTAGATCGTAGCGCAAATGCTCAGCCTGGAGTGTTGAGCACTTCTTCCTTGATGGCGTCCTGCGCGCCGAGGCGAATCAGGAATCGTTCGTGCTTGATGGCTTCGAAGGTGCGCCCGTCGCCGTCGAGCGTGGCTTGCTTTCCGGTGAAGGATTGCCAGCGCTGGACTGCTACGTCAACATATTTCGGTTCCAGTTCCAAGCCGTAGCACACGCGCCCTTCCATCTCGGCGGCTATGATTGTGGTGCCAGAGCCAAGGAAGGGGTCGAATAGCACGTCACCGGGATCAGTGGAACCGCGCACGATGAGCCACTGCCAGACCTTGGCTGGCTTGGGTGTCGGGTGCCCGATCACGCCTTGGCGGTCCGATGCGAGTACTATGCAGTCCGGACGCCTGCCCATTCCCTTTGCGAGATACGGGTCGGCTCCGTACGCCAGGATTGGGTTCAGGCCACCAAAGCCCCATGGACATCCACCCACGGGCGCAGGGTGAACCCAGGCGAGCAGCCACGTCGGTGGCGGATACAGCCACATGGCCGGGATGCCGGGGGTCAGAAGCGAAACCGGGAACATCTCAAAGAATCGCCTCAGTGTCGGGATGAGAGTCTTCACGTTTGCGAGGGTGTCCGCGAACGACCCATAATCTACGCCAACCCCATAAGGCGGGTCCGTCACCATGAGCAGTGGCTTTGCTTCACCAAGCAACCGCGCCACGTCCTCCGCGCTGGTCGCATCCCCGCACAGCAGCCGATGCCCGCCCATTACCCAACAGTCCCCCGTCCGCGATACCGGATCAACCGGCACTTCCGGCACTTCGTCCTCGCCCGCAACCGCACCAATCGTAAACCCATCGATCTCCTTCTGATCGAATCCCGTAAGAGCCAAGCTGAAATCCATCGCCTTCAGTTCCAGCAACTCCGCGCCCAGCTTGTCCATGTCCCAATCGGCCCACGATACCGATCGATTCACCAGCAGCCGGAACGCTTTCACCTGCGCCTTGCTCCATCCGTTGCAAACGATCACCGGAATCTCGGCCAGCTCCAGCACTACCGCCGCCTTCAGCCTCAGATGCCCATCGACGACTTCCCCATTCCGGAGCGCGAGCATCGGAACCGTGAAACCGTACTCCTGGATGGAGGCCACCATGCGCTTAACCGACTTGTCATTGTCGCGCGGGTTATTGGCGTATGGCTTCAGCTTGGAGACCGGCCACGTCTCGATCTTTAGATCCTGTCTTTTTATAGGCATCAAAAACTATCAACCCTTTCTCGATCTGCCAATCCAGCCAGCCCATGAGCGCCCCGGCAAACTCGCCCTCGGCGCAGATGTGCTCGGCGCATCGGGCAATTTCGGCGGCGCCGCAGGAGAAGTGGATTGAGCGGCGCTTGTTCACCCCCGCACCTCCGGCATTTCGTTCCACTCGCGCCCGTCGAGAAATCGACCGTGCTTCTTGCCGCCGCGCTCCATGCGGAACCCGCCCGGATCGGATTTGTACGGATACGGGGCGAACTCGCCCCACTGCTAAAAATGGAACGCCGCGCCCGCCGCTTGACACTGATCACGCACGAGCCGCGCCCAGCCGGGGTGCATCGGCCGTGCGCCTGGGCCTGACTCGCCGCCGCAGATGATCCAATCGATGCGCTTCCCGTCGTACGGCGCATTATCATGAGCTTGACCTCTGCCAAATTCGAAGCTGATTGGCCCTAACGCCGGTTCATAGCTCACGAACCTCACCGCCGCCGGAGTCTGGAGCAACAACGGAATGCGCTCATCGGCGGTCGCCTGATCCTCGACGCTCACGCCGAGCCAGACGTGCGGAAGCGGCCAGCCGCCGGAAACCATACCATCTTGTTGAGTGGGAAGCACAGCACCATACCCGGGAGACCTGCAAACGTTTTGCGCTGCCAAATTGAGATCATGGAATCGCGCACTGGAGTTTACTCCGCGCACATACTCCCGCTGCCGCGCCGCCCTCTTGGTCAGCACCATGTGCGTGTGGTGCGGCGTCAGTGCCATCACCGCGAAGCAGCGATCAATCCACTCGTCCGGGTAGCCGTCCATGTACAGATCCGACATGTCTTCCCAAAAGTAGCGCGTCGGAATCTTGCGGCGCAGGACCTGCTGCAAGACCTTCTCATCTAAGAACAGTTCGACCTTCTCACGGTTCTCCGCGATGTATTCGAGCTGCGTTCCGTAGGGCTTTTGCATCCGCGATGCGTAGCAATTCTTACACCCTGGACTCACCCGCTGGCAGTAGTGGCCGACCTT